CATATTTTAGCTTGCCATCAGCATTGCAGAATTCCGTTGTTTTTATAGAATAACAGATATTTAACATCTGTTCTTCTATAATTCTAAAGTTATTCAACGGTTTGCCGTTCCTGCTGAATAACTCAACAGAACACCCGTTCGATAGATCATCTCTAATAATAGCTAATGTTCTAACACCATCTAATTTCTTCTGTAAAATCTTAGGACCAGTTAGCTTCTTCTTATGTTTTTTGGAATCTTGTGCTAGTTGACATTCGAATGTTGGAATTTCATATTTTGTACCTTTGAGAATTTTGTTAAATGTCTTAGCTGTAGCACCAACCCGCAAATCCTTTAATATAACCGCTCTGAATAGCTTATTCCAGAGAGTACTATCATATTGCTGACTTAGGTACTCTAGTTTGCTAATAGCGGCATATCCGGTAACTAGACGATTTGATAAGTCACGCAGATGAATTACATAACTAGTCCAACTATTCTCTTTGCTAGTAATGTTTTCTGTGACCGGAACTTGTTTAATGTTAAACGATACAAATGGATCATATGCCAAAACAGCACATTCCAAAAATACACAAGCGTTCTCGTCACCTATTTTACAGGCAGAGTACGCTTGTCCTATGATATCTTCTTTGTGTTTACGTGAATTACTCACGTTTAATTTATCTATCCAATGATACGGCATATAATTCTCCTGGTTGCTAAACAATGATTATATAGTCTTATGAGATAAATTGCAAATTAAATAATTTTATGACCTATACAGAATTACTTTCATGCTCGTCACAATAGTAACCTAGCATAAACAAACCTTCCATGAATTTAACTACTTTATTAAAAAACTTCTTTATATTTTCCATTTATCCCCCTGCAAATACATTTGAACTCCCTGATGTTAATGAAATACCGCAACTATACGAATCGCCAACTCTAGCAACTTGATTACCATTTACATATACAGTATTTGATCCTGCTACTAGCGTAGTTGAATGCGGTATACATGCCAACGGAGGCGGTACTTTAGGATGCGATGTATTACTATCTCCTTGTCTATGAACGGCTATTCCATTACAAAATACATCAGAAGACCCTGTTGCGGCTGTTGGTACAACACCACATTCATGAACACTAATACTATCACCGATACGGCTAACTGCTGTCATACTTACTATTTACTCCATTATGATCTTCTTATCTGGTGGTAAATCTAATTCTGATGTTCCTTTTGTATAAACTTCGAGTATATCACTACCTACTTCTCCAATTAATGAACATATACTTAAATTCAACCACATCGTCTCACTTGGGTTGCCTGTTATTAAGCTAGGGATCATTTGTGGTCCTTGTTGACTCATAGCAACACTTAGCGGCTTGTTTAATCCAACATGTGTGTCTTCCACCTCGGATACGTTTGAGACTACCTCCTCACCACTGTTTAATTTAAAACAATATATATTACCTACTTTAATATCAATCATACACCCTCCATTTCATTTACTACGCTTTTAATTAGGTTTTTTGGCATTTTCGATAAACCGTCGAAACCACCATCTACTAATAAATTATCACCAACATATAATTGTGGGACAGATCTATGTCCTTCGCTAATTAAAAACTCCTTAGCAATCATATCATCTTCGATATTAATGTCAGTGTACACAATACTATAACTTTCTAATAACTTTTTAGCTTGCACACAATGCGTACAAGATGACTTACTATATACTATTACCATTTTTTCTCCTATTTACGTTAATCTTCTTTACTAATATTCCTTCTGATATTAATTCTTCAGTAACTAACACTGTTTCTTTAGCTTTACTACTATCCATATAATACCATGCATATGCATCATCGATATCATTAGATATTTTTTCACCTGTAGTTATATCTATCACAGCCACGGAATGAACACTAGCAATTCTATTCCATAATTTTTTACCATCCGATGTCTGTTCAAAATCACTCATTAAGTTCATCCGTTCAGCATTCTTAATGGAGTCATATGTTAACAAACCCAATCCTTTACTCTTGTATTCAGACTTGAGCTGAACACCATGAATCTGTATATAACTTGCATTTTTTGTATTTTGCAAGGATGCACCTACCATACATATCACTGCATCGGCACTGCACAAAAAATACTCAATATACTTATGCGAGAATCTCTTATATAACCAATATTCAGTGCTATCTGGGTTTGATAGCACCGGCTTACCTATTAATTTAGATGTCTGCATAACATCACTAATTGTTATGCTATGCAATACATTAAGGTTAATCCCTGATGTGTTTGTATGTGCTATTTCGGTAACTTTCATTACTTCCCCTCCTTATAAATCATCTAAGCTAAATTCTTCTTCATTTGAATTATCAATAGCGGCAACATAATTCACAGCTTCCATTTCTTGTGGTGCTGTTTTAATATCTGTGCTATCTAAGTAGTTATTAATCCAAGGAATTGGGTTGGAGATTAATTCTAAACCTATTCGTTTTGGGTTTAACCCAATGTTATTTATCCGAATAGCAAAGATATAATTCATATATTCTTTAAGAATTGTTTCATTCATTCCGATCAAAGTTGATCCTTTACTAAACAAATATGTAACCCAATCCATTTCCTCATTGTATGCAGTCTGGTACATTTCGTATACCTCATCTTCTAATTCATTCGCAATATCAGCAAACCCTTCCGATCTATCCGAATTCAACATCTTAATTACTTGCTGGAATACATCCAGATGAATCATTTCATCTCTGGCAATAAGTTTAAAAATATTACTCGAACCTTGCATTAACTTAGTCGGTTGCTCACTAAACGACCAATTAGTAGCAAATGTACAGAAGAATCTTACTCCCTCGAATAAATTCAATACAATGGCACTCTTGTATATAGCTTTTTTAACATCCCTTTCTGTTACTGTAAATGGTGCTTTTTTGCCATTCCGTTTCATAACACGATTTGTTTGCCATTGGTCGAATACTTCTGTCACTTCATCAAATACACCCAAAATACTAGTAGCACGTTTCTGAATCTGTTCATCATCAATAATGGCATCAATAAACACATTTACATCATTATACAATGCACGAACCATTTCAGTATAACTTTCGGAATGCAAGACCTCGTTTGTTTGATGGTTATTAATATAACATTCCCATTCAGGGTTATGGCTAATACCATTTTCCACGAATAACTGCAATGGGCCACGACCTGCACAACTATCTAATGTAATAGCAAATTTTAATCCCGCTTCGTATATATGCCTGGATGCTTCGTCGAGTTGATCGTACTGTGTTTTTTCTTTCGAAAGATCAATTTCATTTTTTGACCAGTTACCAACTTTGCGCATCTCTTCTGCATATTCCATAATCCACGGATATTTGGGATCATGATATGTTTGAATGTTGTAATGGTCACTGTTCTCTCCTAGAAATAAAGTTGTATCCTTACTTCTTACTGTATCGCCTAATTCAAATATTTTACTCATTTGTATTTTTTCCTTTTATTCAAATAACTCATTAAATGTATTCCTTCTCTTTTTACTATCTTAACCTCATCATCAGATGATGCTATTCTTAGCGGCACTTAACCCATACAGTGGGTCCGTAACAATGCTATCCACATTATTCTCATCTATCGACTTTAGTACATCAAGACAATCGCCATTGTATAAGTCTGCATTTATATTGTACAGCCAGCGCATTCTTCTTCGGTTTGGCCACTGTGAATAGTTGCAACATTATCACTAGTATTCTCTTTGTCTTTAGTTCGTACATAATATAAAGATTTAAGACCATATTTGTAAGCTGTGAGTATATCTTTTTTAACTCTGTTAGCATCTAATACTTTACCAGGCAACTTAGTTAAGTCATAATACTGATTAGTGCTCATACCTTGACATATAAACTTTTGCACAATAGCCATTAACTTCATATACTCAACATTGTTGTTGTCCTGCATATCCCAAGCTTTTATATAGAAGTTCTCTTTGTCGAAATCAGGCACCATTGATTTAACTGTATAAGTTGAACTCTCGTATGTATCTGTTGTGCTGAAGATAGGATCTATCCCCTGAGTGCTATTATGAGACACTGCACCATTTGATAATACATATTCATGTACCCTTTCCACTTCAATATCCCATGTGTGGTTTTTGCCACCATCTCGAATCTTCGATATCCTCATTTATTTTCCTTTATAAAATTTAAACACAACGATATATTATAGTCAAATGCCTTGTCAGACCACACAGACAACACATCAAACCCATTTTCCTTCGCAACCTTTCTCTTTCTATTATCCTTTTCATCGTCTATTGTATGGTAATTAATGCCATTATATTCAATGATTTTATACGATCTATTACAGTAAAATCATAAAAAAATCTACCGTTCTCTATCGTCAAACTAAACTCCTTGTGCCTCTATGTATTTACAGCAATCACATCGTCCCCTTCCTTTAAATCCTTTACTTTTACCCATGATTCACAATAATCCCTCATCACCAGCAATTTGTGGTTCATTGTGAACGAATATTCATGTCCATCATCAAATGTGATTGTTTTTGTATCAACTTCCCCATTATACCATATCCTACTAGATTTATTCATACCAAACCTAGTTTGAACCATTATTGGTTTGGAAAATTCAATCCACTGCTGGACTCCACTATTCTCTATACTCTCATAACATATATCATTATCCTCCATAATCAATTCTAATGATTTAATCCCCCCAGCAGTCACAATTTCACCATCTTTTGTCTGACAATTGCTTACCAAGCTTGAACTTGCAGTAGGCGGGATAGCCGATAATGTAGCATTCCTAATACCATATTCCTTAATGTCTTTGCGTAGACCTTCCCAGTCACATAATAACCTATTCTCTATTAGCTTATCTACATTTTTATTATAGATATCAACAGGCAATAACCCATCACTGAACTTAGTTCTATTGTAGTAGGCACAATGTCCACGCTCCTTAGCTAACTGATTACTAGCTTTAATTAGGCCATATTCAAACCGTTCTGCCCATTTATGTGTTAACTCTTTTGCTTTTAATGTTCCTAGTCTAGCATCATTCTTAGCTAGGAAATGTGCGAAGTCACTAATACCAATACCTAAGAACCTATATCCTTTAGTAGGCCACTCTGCGGCATCCATTGGATACTCTTGCTCATCGATTAAGTTATCTAAAAATCTAACGAATATGCTTGTTAATGAATCTAATCTAGTAATGTTGGTTAGCTTGCCAAAATTAATACAGCCTAAAATACACAATGAGATCATTCCATTGTCTAGGTCATAATCCTCTATGTTCTGGAATCTTGTTTGTTCTAACCCTGCAAATTTCATCTCTTTTGCTGTTAAGAATACCTCTGAACAATTATGAACTAATATATCGTTGCCAAAAAAGTTATGATTATCCTTGACCGTCATGTCATACACCGGAATTTGTTTTTTACTGATATTAATCTTTAACATGTTTTTCCTTTATAAGTTGTTTATTATGCTTACTACTATTAATTACCGATGCTCTTTGCGCGATTCTTTGCGTTGTACTTCGAAAATATGGGTTATATTTCACATCAGTTCCAAATTTATTATTGTACGCATTTTTTTCAGCACTGCATTAAACTTGTTCAACCTAAAGTGATTTTCTTCAATAACTTCGCTCTTATTACCTAATAACTAATTCATCCTCTGCTTTTAACTCAGATGCTTTAACATATCCTCTATTTATTGTATACACTTCATGATCCGGAGTACATGTTATCTTCTTTCCTGATATAGTATCTTCAATTTCAACAACATTCGCTTGTTTGTGTGTTTGTGCAAACGCAATAACGTCTTTATACTCGCGTACACCACTTTGAATATTATAACTTAACACTTTGACATTTTTATAGGAATCAATAACTTCCTGTAACATTTCAATATCAATTACGTTACTAACCAATGTGTTATTTTCTTCATATTGTACTGTAACTTTGGTATCGCCTGCAACACACAAATTCGTCTGAGTAATAGGTTCCTTAAACATACCTTGTTGATTAACATTATCAAAGAAATGTATATAGATTCTACCTGTACTTACACGCTCTTTAACTAGCTTATTGAATATATCATTAGCTAGGACTTTTCTTTTTCTTATACCACGCTTATTCTCATACATCTTGTAAGCTTCTTCGAACTTTTCTATATCATTATAATACTTGAATAATTCCGGAACTTCTTCAGCACTAAACAATGTAATATCTTGTTTAGATAACGCTCGTTTAATAAACAACCCGTTTAGGCCAATACTGTAATCAATGAATCTAGCCCGAGTTGTGTTACTACCTTGGTTATTTTTATACTCAAGTATATCCATTATCTCCCAATTAAAGAACGGATAATTTACAACAGTGGCACCTGTTCTTAATGAGTTCTGAGTAAACTGTTTAGTACATGCTTCGATCGTTTTTAGAATAGGTAATGCACCTGTATGTCGTACAGTATTGTTTTTTACTGGTGCTAATATACCACGTACTGGACCTACATCAATACCTATGCCAGCTCGTAAGCTAGTCATAATACTAGCGGCATATTCTGTTGATAAGATACTTTCTGTGCTATCGCCCATTTTTATTTTACAACAGGAACTAAACATTTTTAATCTAGTTCTAACACCTGTAATAACTGGAGTTGGGAGACTAATTTCATCGTTTTTAAGAGCAGAGTAAAACTCTATAATTAATCGTTTTCTATTGTCTTCGTTTTTAAAGATTACCATAGGAATTAACATAAATGTTTCCTGCGGCATCTCTAATATATCATCTGTTTTTACATCTTTGATTAGATACTTACTCTCTAATTGTGTAATACTTGAATAACTACGATTTAAGTCATCGTCGTAATCTAAGAATGTCCCGAGTTCTTCTATTTCGTCTTTTGGGTATGCTTCTAATATTGCTGGGTCATATATCTTGCGTTTTACATTTTGTTGGATATATTCATAAAAAGGTATAGGTTCATACCCTCCATACACTATTTTACGCATATGTGTTACAAGTAATCTACCTGCAAATACACTATAATCAGGGTTATCAACAGAAATCTTCTCACTCGCTGACCTAATTAGTGTTTGTTGAATATCTGAACTTTTGATTTTGCTTGTGAATTTAATATGTGCATTGATTGCAGTATCAGAAACAGATACATTCAACCCGTTTGCACACATTTCCAACATCTTATGAATTTTATTTACATCCAGCGGGACGAGCTCGCCAGAGCGTTTTTTGATATTAATCTCCGTCATATTATTGTTACCTTTTGTGTTAGTATACTAGTGTAGTATATATGCTAATAACATTATATACAATAATATCAGTTTACACAATCATTAATATAATTTAGTCAAAGAATAACTGATAGTTGCGTCTATTGTTGTGCTTGTAGTATCGTATGTTACTGTTACATCTGCGCCAGTTTGGCTTACAAATAATGTAACACCTGTTGGTGCATTTTCTGTAAAGTCTTCACTATATGATAATGCATTAACACCAAATGCTGTAGCAACCGTTATTTTTCCGTACCTTATAGTATCATCACGCTTAATAGTATAATCGATTGCAAATGCACTTATTTCATCACTTACATCAACTGTTGATATAGTAAATAATAAACCACCTGTGGTTGCATCAGACATCGGAGCCACCTTACCTACGTCACGAGCATAACTACCAAACTTAATCCTTTTAGAACCATCGTATCCAATAGATTCTTTTTCATTTAAATAGATTCTAGGCACAGATGCATTATCAGTATCGTTGCGTTGGAACATATCGCCGATACTAGCATTATCTGCATTGTCGATATTGATATTTGATGCAACTTGAGACCCAGCACCCACAAAATTATTACCCACGTCATAAAAAACATTATATGCTGATACATTGAGACTAACTGCACCGATTTTAATTCCTTCGTGTGCAATATTATCGAACATATTATGTAATATTCTAACGCCAGTAGGACCGCCGTTAATAGGCGATTCACCAATTACTACACCTTGATAATGTGTATCGAATTTGCTATTTGAAAAAGTAATACCTTTGCAATTATCATCGATATATACACCATAAGTAGCATCTGATGCATGACATTTATTAAAAGTGATTTGCGTTGTTTCTAATGCTGTTGTGCTTAATACTGTGATACAAGCAGGGCCAGATGCACTAGTTAAATCAGCTATTCCTGTGATTCCTTTAAACCGAACACTATCAAAATAACAGTTAGTAGCATTCTCAACTAACACAATATTCGTCTCTGCTGTTGTTTCGATAGTTAGACTACTAACTTCTATATTAGTCGGAGCCGTTGCACTACCAATACCGATATTACTGCCTGTCTGTTGTTTGCTATCTGCTGTTCTTAAAACATAACTAGCTAATGTCCCTGTATTCTCGTAACGGATAATCGAACTATCTGCACCTTCGCCGTATAATTTAGCATATGATGGGACATTAATTGTATCTGTTACTTTGTATACACCCGCTGGGAAGAACAAACTTCTTCTAATTTGTGGATTTATTTCTCTAGCGAATAATTCGAATAATGCTCTATTAATAGCCTCTGTGTCATCTGCACTGCCATCGCCGGATGCGCCAAAATCACGAACACTAGCAAAATCATCAAACTTTGATTGCAGAGGTCTAGTTATGTCAGCACCCGAGGTAGGGCCTGTTCGAACTACATAACCTGCTTCTTCACCTTTGTATGTGTAAGTAAATGGTAGATTTAATATATCGGTGTATTCGGTTAATATTTTAGTATTACCGATAATTGGAGCACCATCTTCTAGTGTTCCATTACCAATATATAATTCACGATCATCTATTACCCATCCTAGCTCTGCCCCTGCTAGTTGTGGTAAATTTTCTGATAGTCCTTTACGATGCGTTATCCGGCTAATTTGCGTTATAGACACTATATATCTCCTTTAATCATATATTTTAGTATTTATGTGAACTCACATATGATTAGTATAGTATTCTTCTACTCTCTTCCACCATTTAGTTTTCCATTTATTAAATTCCTTTCCTTCTATTACCCATTCTTGATACAGTGGATTTGTGAATAATCCAGGCGAATCTTGGTTTGGCTTAACACACATTAAGATAACACCCTTATTAATCTTAGTGCCGTATATTTTGTTGTGTGCTTCTGAATAAGCCGCTAATTGGATTTTATAGTCTTGTACTCTTGCATCCGTTTTAGGTTTATTGG